CACTAATGGAGTTATAAACCTTAGCGCAACTGCGGGGGTAGAGTTGCCGTTTGTTACAACGACTGGGCTTTCAAATACTTCTGGTCAGGTTTCAAACTCTGGAACAACTAACCTTATTGGCGCTGTATACTCCCAGGGCATCTACGATGCAACTACATCTCAGGTCTATAACGTTCACATTCAGGGGTCTGGAAACAGCTACAGAATCTACCGAAGCACCGCAGCATCTTCTCGCACTTACAAGCGTGACATACGAGAACTGCAGTTTGACTCAGAAGCTTACATGTCGATCAAGCCAGTTGTCTTTAAGTATAATGAAGGCATCCTTCGCGAGGAGGAAAAGGACTGGGACATTATCGGTTTTATTGCAGAAGACTTTCAGGATGCAGGTTTTGGTGAGCAACTTGTTGTGCAGCCAGACGACGAAGGCGAGACAGTTCAGCTTCGCTACGACAAGATGTACATGTTCTTGCACAAGGTTGTGGCTGAGCAACGGGAGATTATAAAGTCTCTGTCTGATAGAATTGAAGTACTAGAATCCAACTAATGGAGCATAAATGAGCGAACAGACTAAAGTAGATTTGGAAGATGTCTTGAGGCACTTCCGCGAGATTAACGCAACCCAGGCGCAAGAGATTGCAATCCTGAAAGCAACAATCGATGCAATCAATGCTAAGAACGAGGAAGTAAATGGCAGTAACCTCTAAGGGTATTACGTACCCGACATCAAGCGATAACATCGCACCACTTGAGACGCACTTTGCTAACCTAGCGAACACTGCAGATAATGTTGGCGTTATCGCCGGTCGCACCCAGTTTACTGGCCCAGATGCTACTGGCTCAACAATGGACGTAGAGGTTACCTTTGCAACTCCAGTACCGCTAAATAGCAAGGTAACTGCAAACGTTGAGACTACTGCTAACGGCAGCTGCTATGCGGTGACCTTGCTCGAGAGTCCAACCGTAAACAAGTTTAAGGTTCGAGTATACCGACTAAACGGTAGCACCCCAGAAGCTCTAAAGCTTGCGTGGATCGTAAGCTCGTACATCCAACCGTAAGGAAAATAAATGGCTAAGGCACAATTTCCAATTGATGGAAAACTAGGCAAAGACTTTAAGATCACTTCGCTCATGGGTTGGCGTATCCACCCTGTGCAGAAGACTAAGAAGCACCACAACGGAACCGACATCTGGTCGCAACACGAGCCATGCTGGATTGAAGCGCCTTACGACGGCAAGGTCATCGAGGCCCGCAAGTCTACTGCCGCAGGTGGAGGCTTCGGCAACTTTGTAATCATCCTCCACAAGATTGATGGCAAGTTCTACACCACCCTTTACGCACACATGCAGGATGGCACCCTGAAGGTTAAGAAGGGCCAGAAGGTAACTGCTGGCATGCCTCTTGGCAAGATGGGAACTACGGGCATGTCGACCGGCAAGCACCTTCACTGGGAGCTCCGCCTGGGCAAGGTTCATACCTGGGATGCTGCTGGCAAGAGCTACATTGAGCCGATTGCATTCTTTAAGGCTTTGATTGCCAAGGAGAAGGCTATTGCCTCAGCTCCGGTCTCCACTCCAGAAGAGGCAACCATTGCGCCAGCCCCAGAACATGGCGAAGCTCAAGCCGCGATTGTAGAAGCTGAAAGGCTCGCTGCAAAAGCTCAGTAACACATAACTTAAAACAAATGGGCCCTAGTTAATTCTGGGGCCCATTTTCTATATCTAGGGATGTATGAAAAATATTAGATTGATAGCGGCGCTTTTACTTGCATTTGGATCACTTGCATTTTCACAATCAGCTGCAGCCAGCGACTGGCAGACATCTAATGGGCGAGTAGTTGACGGCACTGTGCAGTTTGACTACCGAGGCGGTCAGGCCACTCAACTTCTAACTGTACCCGAAAACTCAACGCTGACAATATCGGTTAACAACATGACCGCAAACTGTATCGGCACCTGCACCCCACGCCCGGACACCTGGTCTTTGACCATTAATGGTGAGCGCTGGGACGGCAATACTATTGACATTGTTACCATCCAGACCCAGGTTTCAGGCGAGGTTCTGATTCAAGTCACAGGTCGAGACGAGGGCTTCTGGGGCGGCTGGTATGGGCCGATCTTTTCAGCGCCAATTATTACCAGCCCAGAGCCAGAGCCTGTAGAGACCGGCACTTGGGAGGGTCAAGTATTTACCGCAACCGCCCCAGAAGGCGAAGTGTTTACTGCTGTAACCGGCTGGTATGGCGCACCGAACGACCCTACTTGTGGTGCTGACGTGAGCACAATTCTGCAAGGACTTCTAGGCTCAAACACTTTTAGTGTCGGTGCAGATAACGGCGTGTTTGGTGACCCTTGTGGCGGTGTTGTTAAGGTTTTGCGCGTGAACCTGACCAGTACAGCAGGGCCATTGCAAATCGAGCTGCAACCAACACCGACACCATCACCAGTGGAAACCCCAGCGACATCTTCAGATACAGGCCCAGACCTCCCAGTGCCAGTAGAATCCCCAGAGAGTCAGCCGCAGCCTTCTCCCACTCCGTCAGTGGACGTGGTTGACCCTGTTGTGACTCCACCTGTAATTGAACCTCAGCCTCAGCCACAGCCTATTCCCTTCCCTGTCGAGCCGACTCCTGAGCCAGAACCTGAACTGCCTTTGCCAGAAGAAACGCAAGCCCCAGAACCCCCAGTGGAGCAAACACCAGAGCCAGCATCGCCGGAGATTGCAGAATCGTTGCCAGAATCAGAATCGACGCAAGAACCGTTGCCACCGCTAGAAGAAACTCCTTTGACAGAACTACCAATTAAACCTCCTGTTGAAACCGTAGAAGAACATTCTATCACTTTAATTGAAAACATTTCGGAGATTGAACCGTCAGAGCTTTCAAATGCGCAGGTTGCTTTGTTGGAAGCTGCCACCTTGGCGGTCTTCGAGACTGCACAGCAAGGATCGCAAGAGTACGCCCAGGCACTTGAGGCTTTGGTCGTTCTTGCCCAGGCAGACGATGCCAAGTTGCCGGCTGAGCTGGCCGCTATTCCCTTGCTGGGAGAGGCTGCAGGGGCTGCTCTAGAGGCTTTTAACGCCATCGGTAACATCGGAGCAGACATGTCTCCACAGGTCCGCGAGCAGGCAGAGGACGCTGTTGTGGCCTCTGTCGTCGTCGGCCAAGTTGCTGCATCCGCAGCAGCCGCTGCAGTTTCTGCATCAGCATCAACCTCAACATCAACAAGAAAGATCAAGTAATGAAGAAACTACTCAACCTAATTGGAATTGTTTTCACTCAAATCCTAGACCAGCTATGGACTCTAGTCGCTCTAGTAATCGGCTGGCTTGTGCTGGAAGGCTCTGCAAAGACAACCACTGCAAACCTGGTGATTGCTGCAACAATTATCTGGATTATTACATACCGAGTTCGCAACCCCAAAGAATAATATAAGGTATAATTGAAGTTGTATAATGGGCGAGAAATGGAAAATTATGCTTTTTGATATTATTCGCCGCACAATCGCGGTGATTATCCTGAACGTAACAAGCGCATTCGTCGGCGGTTCTTTCGTCGGCCTAGAGGTTTGGCAGTCTGCAATCATGGCTGGCGTTGCCGGCATCATGGGTGTCGCACAGGAGCTATCTCGCTCATACCTGGCCGATGGCGCACTAGACATCGAAGAGATCAACCGAGCGTTCGGCAAGGCAGCAGCTAAGCACGAGCCTAAGGATGGCGAACAAGCCTAATGTCGGAATCACCTGAACTTTATGTAACCCTTGGCAGGATTGAGGAGAGCGTTCGCAATATGCGTGAATCGCAAGACCGTATGGAAAAGAAATTTGACGCTCAAGATCTTCGTATTAACGAAATCGAGCTCGATGTCAAGGAGCTAAAGACTCAGCGTGACGACAAGAGTAACAAGGTCGCAGTAATCATTGCGCTATTTGCAGTGATTGTATCTGCAGTAGGAGTCCTTCTGGGGCTATAGGAAATACCCGACAAGACAAAACCCCCGGTCAAGAGGTGAGCCGGGGGTTTTGCTTTATCTATGGTGCTACTCTGCCGTTTTCAACAAAGTACCCATGCGTTATTGGCATTACTTCTGCAAAGATTGCTTCCATTTCGTCGGCAACCATTGCGATTTCTTCCTGGGGGAACGATGGGTACGTGCCCTGGTTCAAAGAACGCAGGCTCAGGAAGTTCATCAGACTCCTGGCATTCATCGTGACATACATGCTTGAGTAGATGTTTACTGGTAGAACCATTCTAGCAACTTCTCTGGCAATGCCAGCCTTCAGCATTCTCTTATACGACAGGTAAGCGTCGTCATTGGTTCGCATAATCTGTGCCTGCACCATCATCACCTGAGCATAGTCACCCTGCTCGAAAGTGTAAGCACCAGGCTTACCGACCTGCACTAGCGGACGCTCGGTGTGCGGAACATAAAACACAGGCTTAAGCTCCTTGTAGCGACCCGACTCCTCGTTGTAAGACGCTATGCGGTGGCGCATGAACTCTCGGAACACAAAGATCGGTGCCTCAATGTAGAAGGTAAACGAGTTGTGCTCAAACGGTGAGCCGTGACGGTCGCGCATTAGGTAGTTGATTAGACCGGAATCTTTATCTGGGTCAGCTACTGCGTCGTGGCTTCCGCTGATGGTTGACACTCGGGCCGCCATTGCCACTGAAGCGTCAGATGCCATTGAGTCAACTAATTCGACAGTCATGTCTGTTCTGAATTTGATACCTGTCACTGTTGCTCCTCCAAGCGTTTTATTTCGTCTTCAATGTACCAGATTGCTTTACGCAAATCTTGAATCTTTGCATCTTCTTTTAACCCGGCTCGCCACAGGTATTTGATGGCGTTGCCGATGTTGAAGTTGCGGTGCCTAGTAATCTGAATGCACTCAACACCGCTAGGGTCGCTTGTGTAGTGCTTTGGGTGATTTACTGCGTCATGCGCCTGTTGAGCCAAACCCGGCATCTCCTCGCTGTGTTTCTGACAACTCTTCTACTTGCACAAACTGTGCAGTCACAAACTCCTGAATAACCAGCTGGGCGATTCGCATGTCCTTATTGATGATTACCGGTCGAGCACCTGTGTTGTGCAGGAGAACCTTAATCTCACCCCGAAAGCCCGAGTCAATGGTACCTGGCGCGTTAAGCACAGTGATTCCGTGGTTGGCTGCAAGCCCAGAGCGTGGATGGATCAACCCAACGTAACCCTCCGGAATTTCTATAAACGTTCCGCTCGCTACGGCGCTTGTCTGGCCTGGGTTCAGTACAATGAACTGTTCTGAAATCAGGTCCGCACCTGCGTCACCAGGCCTTGCGTAGGTGGGCATATTGCCCTTTACCTTTACTTCCATGTTTCCTCCTATTGCTTTTTGTCGGTAGTGTAGAAACCGCTACCGTTAAACCCGACTCCGCTAATTCTATAATCTCTTATGAGTAGAGACGGGCACTTGTCGCAGTGTGTTTTTTTCTGTAATTCAGTCATGCTGCGAATCTCACTGTAGATGATATCGCAAGATGGGCACTTATATTCGTAAGTTGGCATTACTTCTCCTTTGGAAACCTTAGCTCAAACATCTCATCTAAGCCTTTGCAGAGCTCGCAACCAGGATATCCGCATGGTCGGTCGCAGTGTTGGCAGTAAAAGTTCTCTTCTGTAATCTTGTTGACAGGCAGTTCGCAACCGCAAACGATTGTGACCTCTAGCTCTATGCCGTCTTCTTCAATGACCATAGTGTACAGGTCTTTTTCTTCGATTCTAAAAACTCGCTCCAAAGGCCTGGCTTGTGTTTTCACACAGACCAGGCCCTCGGTCCAGTTCTTAGATCGGTCTTGTGGTTGACCCCGAAAGAACACCCTTGCCCCTCATCCACTTGCCACAGCCGTTGCACTGGAAGCGCTGATACTGTGATGTTGTTGTTCTTGCAATTCCACGCTTCTGAAGGTTCTCAGAGCCGCAGTTTGGACATCCACTGCCATCTCCGTCATGCAGAGATACGTGTGGGTGGTTCTTAATCCAAGGCTTTAGGATTTCATAAAGGTCAATCAGCAGGTTAACATCCTGAATCTGATACTCCTTCATTTCCTTCCAGGCCTTCTTGTCGCCAGCCATGCAGGCAATCCACAGGTCGAAGCCTGAGTGCTTTACCTTAGAACCTACGCCTAGTTTCTGCGATACGTAGTCCAACTTGTTCGAGGGGAACTTAAATTGCGACCGCACCACTCGCATAAGGTCAAGCTCTTTGTATGGTGATGGAGGTAGGTATCCGTTTTCCACAAATTCTCGCTTGATATGCTTACTGTCAAAGGCTTGTGAGTTCCAGCCAACAAGCACATCAGCCTCTTCCATAAGAGCGTGGAGTTCATCTAGCATCTCCTTCTTGCCGTGGTGGTGAACTGACTTGAAGATAACCTTCTTCTCGCCATGCCAGCGAGCGCCGAAGCAGATAACTTCAGTCGATGCGACTAGCTGATTGATGCCAACGTTCTGGTCCCATAGCCCCCACACGTAGGCGAGGTTAGGCCTTGTTTCAAGGTCTAGAAATAGAATTTTCATGCGCCCGTTTCCCCGTTACTTGTCTAAGTTTATTCCGTTGACCCAGGACTTTCCTGCGTCACCACCCCATGCATCCCAAGCCACGCGGCCTGGTGACGGGAAGCCTTCTTCTCCTGCGCTAAAGCCCTTAGCGGACTTATCCACAGCGTGTCGAGCAAAGTAAGACTTCATTCTTGCAACGGTGGCGCGAGTGATAGTCTTGCCGGAGGCCAGCTGAGATGCCCTGGTTCTTCCGACGCTAGTAAATCCACTTCCAGCCTTGCCTTCAGAGATCCACTTAAGAGCTCGTCTTGCTGCTGCCTGTGCGCCGCTTGGCGGCTTGTAACCGTCAACCTTCGCGGCTTCTTGGTTTACGTTGTCACGAGGGTGACTTCCGCCCGGGGCGATGTCTTCGCCTAGCGAGATTGCAACCATTTGACGAATCGCTGAAGCCTTTGTCTTGTGGCAACCCTTAATCTCATAGTCCGAGTTTACGGTGGCCCATCCAGACTTGCAGTCTGGGTGTTTCTGTGTAATGTAGTATGGCATTTAGTCCTCCAAAGGCCAAGCTCTACGAAGTGTAGGCATGTGGCGATTGTTCCTTAAGTAAATTATACCGTGTCTCAGCGCATCGTTTGCGTGGCCACGCCCTGGGATGTAAATACCCAGTCGCTTTAGAACATCGTCGTCACACAGTGGCTTTGATGTTGGTGGTTGGTAAACCGGCTTTTGGCCCCACGCATCTTCGTAGGCTTCAAGCGCTCCGATGATGTAGACCGGTGACAGGTCTGGGAACTTCACTCCTGTGCGGAGGGTGAATGACTCGCAGACCACGAAGTCCCAGGCTCCGTATGCATGTTCGCTATACCATTTGATAAACCCTTGCAGACCGTCCGGGACTTGCCCGGCCGATCTCACAACGGCTTCCGAGTCTTCTGTAAACTCGAATAGCGCATAACCAGTTGTGCCACCTGGGTCTAGGCACATCATCTTAGTCAAGGTTGAAACTTCCCTTGCGCCAGATTGATGGGGAGTGATTCTCCTCAATCTGCTTCTTCATGTCGCCGTTATCGTACATGCGAATCACTGTGATGCAAGGGTCGCCGTCTTCGAACTCTTCGTCTTCGTCGGCGGATGTCGGTAGCCCATCATGGGTGTAGCATACTGGCGGACCGCACCAGCCGTTCTTAAGTCCGTATTCAATCCACTCTTCAGCTGTTAGCTTTTTCACGCCCAGCATCCTCCTGTTTAATAAATTGATAACACTGTAAAGCCAGTGGGTCTCGGCTTCCATTCTCGAACCTAGAGGCATGAAACTCTACTGCTTTCATGTTTTCTTTCACTAGGTCGAACTTTGCTTTTCTACTAAATAAATCAGCTATTTTTAGAACCCGCTTCCCTGCTTATTCTTGACTGGCTTAGACCGGTCAATCTTGATATCATGCCCTGGCTTGTGCCTGAGTCCATTGCTCGTCGAACTGCCTCAAAGTCTACAGGCCCGCCATTGCTTACACTGAATAGCACAGTGGCTATGTCCTCTAGGCTTTGTGGCGAGAACCGCCCGCCCTTTTTGTTGGCTTTCGGGATGTTAGCGCTAACAGCCACATGGCTAAGAACACCACCCGATATTTTCGATATCTGGCGATTTGAAAATAAATCATAGTTTGCGAGATCTTTGGCCTTCTCAATTAGCGCCTCCTTCCTGATAAGTTCTGCATTATCTCTAATCCAAATTGCTTCATGTATTGCGAATAGTCTGTCTGATTGTTTACGCATTAGTTAATCAACTCCAAGAATGTCTTGTGGCCTTCAACAAACACGTTAAGTCTGGCCTGTGAACGAAGTGCATCAACCATCTCGTCAAACTCTCGCTTGCGCTTGTTGTTGAACTTCTTGTAAGCCTCTTCGTATCGCATCTTGCCACCACGCTGTAGGATTACAGCCTCAAGGCTATCAACGTCACGTTGCCACTCCGAAGCGGAGATTGCACCAGCCATGCGCACAAGGTTCTTAAACCAGCCTTCTGCGTAGTGGATTGCGATAAGCAAGTGCTTTGACTCAACCTTTTCTGAGCGGTCGTACATTGCAAGTAGAACTGCAATCTTCCACACAGATAGGGCTAGACGCTGGCGAGACGGCTCGATAGACTCCTCGTTAGGGTGTCCATGAGTGTAGTCACCCATCTCCCACTTGAAGCGGTTGAAGCGCTCTAGCGCCTCGTCCGACAAGAAGATTGGTCGAGGGAACGGTGCACCTTTACGTCGCCACCATGAGGCGGTTCCGAATAGGCTTGCAACCAGCCTGTCCATCTCTTCGTCACGAACCATAACCTCTTGCTCACTGGCCTGTGCCAAGTCCTCGCTTTCACGAGTTCTCTCAGGTGCGTCAGCAACAACGTAAATGAATCGAGCCAAGAATCCTGAACGGAAGTAGTCGATTGTCAGAACTTCTGCAACCTTGCTTGTGATACCCATCAAGTACATCAAGAAGTTAGTCTCGGCTCGTTCGGTCTGAACAGCCTTGACACCGCTTGAAGCGCCTGTCGAGCGAAGCATTACAGGAACTTTACCATCGTAGAGTTCTGTGTACTGGTCAGCAGCAGCAGCCATGTAAGTCTTGGTTACAAACTCCTTGAACAGACCCTGAACCTCGTCTCGGTGGAACAGTGAGGTCATCTTGTCTCGACCTGCAAGGTGCTTGACAAGTGCTTCACCGGTCGCGTTAGAGCCGATGTCGATCTGGTAGCCTGCGTGGTTCTCGTATGCTGTAATCATTCGTAGCATGAGGCTACGGCTTGTTGACTTACGGCTACGAGTTGTCTCACCAAGTAGCATGAACCAGAGGTTTAGTCCCATTCTGCCGTATTTTGGTGCTGCACATCCAATGTCCGAGAATGCAGAAGAGAGAACGGTGAACGCACCAGCGACCTGATACTCAACAGCTCCGTCTGTTTTCTTCCCGGCCCAGTCGACGTAGGCATCGACAAAGGTTGGCGTTTCCGCAACAATTTTTCGTTCACTCTCGGTGAGGAAATCGATTTTTCTTTCATAGTCTTCTGCCTCGCTTTCAATAGGCTCAACGGTAATAACGTTTGACGTTACGCTTGCACCGGCACGTTGCACTTCACGCCACAGGTCGCCGTCTGCGTCCATGCGCTTAGGGCGGTCTGTGCGGTGGTACTTGTTGCACTTTGCATGCTTTGCAATTGTAAACACTTCTTCTGCGGTTAGCCCTTGACGGAACAGTTCCATCTCAAGTTTCCACAGCATCTTTGACAGGTCGGCGTTTGGTGTCGGCTCGTCAAGGTATAGCGAGATAATGTCAGAGTTGCTTGAAACCTTTGCAAGCACAGCCATAACCTCAGGGATAGCCTCAGGCATTGGTGCGTTTGCAAGTTCAGGCATAGAGTCGACAACTACACCCTTGTAGAGTTCTTCAATCTCTGCGATGGTGTAGATGATTCCGTTGGTCTCTGCAACAACCGGCTGTGACTCGTCATACTTCAAGTTGCTGGTGTCAGCAACGCGAAGCAACTTGGTCGGGTTCCAACCTGATACGTCGCAACCCTGGTCTCGGTGTGCGTAAGCAATCTTCTTTGCAAGTAGCGCAACACGCTGTGGGTCTTGCTCTCCGTCAAGCACCCAGTATGCATGCCAGCGGTCCTTAGAGGTCTCTACAGAGATCGTAGGAGCAATCTTGAAGTTGGCTGGGTTGCAGGTGTCTGCGTCTGCGTAGACGACCGAAACGCTCTTAGCGTTCTCACGAATGCGTCGCTCTTCGTAGTAAAGGATTGGCGAGAAGTACACGTCCTCAGCCTTGTGCGCCTTGGCGTATTCGGCCATCTCGTCAATTTCATCTGGATACGAGAAGAACTTTTGCACAGTAGGGACGTTGCGAGCATCCTTAGTTACGATAGTCGCGTATCCAGCGCCGTTGCCTAGCACTGTTTCTAGAAAATCTTTAATCTCCATGTATCCTCCTTTCTATTTGTTTCTCCCATTTGCTGCCCCTGCTGGATTCGAACCAACAACCTTAGAGTTAACAGCTCTCTGCTCTGCCATTGAGCTAAGGGGCAAGGTATGATGCGCAGTTGACTAGACTACCATCACAGGCTCTATTCTTCATACACCTCCAAGCGGGAGCACTGTTGTAGGCGCTTTTGTCCTACTCAGGGCTGTTGTCTGCCCATCACTCTTTCTTTGGCGAGCGAGTCCACCATCTAGCATTTCGGCACTAGCACCTAACATGAGGAGTCACCCTCATCGTGCCCCGGTCAAGAATCGAACTTGACTGCGCCAGAAAGGAGAGAAACGGGGCGCAACGCCAGTGGGGGCTTGTGGGGTAGTTTTAAGTCATACCCCAGGACTGCCCATTTAGATTATGAAACCCAAATTTCGCTAGCCGACTTTACGTTGATTGGCTCAGCAAGCGATGAAGCAGTTGCAGTGCCAGCCTTGACGAAGCCTGCAACGTTGTTGTCTTCTCCGCCGTTCTGACCAGGAACAACGGTAACCTTTACGGCCACTGCCTTACCAGCCAACTCGTTTGGAGTCGGGACGGTGAACGAGCCTTCGCTCATGTCGTAGCCCAGAGCCGAGAAGAACGCCTGAGACTTCCAGAAGGCCTTGCCGGTGTATAGGGGGACGTAGGTGAAGATGCGACGGTTCTCAGCCTTGCCGTCCGAGATGCGGAACTGCAACTTGTACTGAGGCTTGCCGGCGTTCTCGCCTGACTTGACCTCGGTCAACTCGGCGTTGAAGACGGTTGCGTTGTAGGTTCCGGCAGGGATTGGTGCGTAGTCGCTGTTCTGCTGTAGGTCAGCAGGTGATAGATTGATTGTTAGGTTTGACATAAGTCTAGTTTCCTCCTAGTTTGTTGATGCCGTCAATGATTTTCTTGATGCTTGGGCCGTACAGCTTTGCTGGCAGTCCGAAGCGGTTTCCAGATACGAGACGCTCTGAAGACTGCAAGTTTAGCACACGATGTACAACTCCTGCTTCGTCAGTTTCTGCGCCCATGTATCCGATAATGTCAGGGATAGCTGGAAGCGTGTTCTTCGCTGACCCCGGCAACATTGGCACAGTCTTAACTGCACCAGTCTGGTCGTCCTTGTCGTCCTGAGCGTGTGCTACGAGGATTGATAGGAACGGAGCGGCGTGAAGTTTGCGGGCCAATAGGTTGATCCACTCCTTCAAGTCACCCCACTTACCGAACTTGTTGTTGCGGTTCTCTGGTTTCTCTCCAAAGAATTTCTCTGCCCGGTCCATCGCAACGCCGAGCGTGTCGATGATAACGGTCTTGTACTTGTGAGGCTGGTCGAGTAGCGCAGTAACTACGCTGTCGAACTTCTCGTGAGTGTCAACCTCAACCACGTCGACATCTTTCCAGTCACGTGCAATTGCGGATGAGCCACCCTCGGTGTCAATTACTAGAACTGGTGAGAGTTCCTTGACTTCAGCGGCTGATGCAGCAAACCAAGACTTACCACGCTTTGGGTCGCCGTAGACCAGGATGGTCTTTGGCGTGTTTAGTTTGTCTGCTTTTGTAATGAACTGCTCAAAGGGCAGTTTTGGGAAATCGCTCATTTTGTTTTCTCCTCCTTAAGAGATATTCAGTATAACATATTCAATTCTACTTGTCAAGCGCTTTTTCAAGTTTCTTCAAATTGTTTGCAAATGCCATCATCTTTACGAAACGATACAGTCCAAACGTAATCATAATCGATACGATCGATAGCATAATCCACTTGAGTGCTTCTGAGTCGCTTTCCTTTGCGCCCCACAGCAGGATTACTGAGAAGCAGATGCGATAGATTAGCGCCATGCTTGATGCCAGTCGGACGGTTGTCTTGTTTACGTTTATGTTATTCATTAGGCCTCCAAAACCTTGCAGTCGAAGCAGTGCTCTTCACGCTGGAACTCTTCGATATCTTTACCGGACTGAACCTCAGCCCAGATTCTTGCTAATCTGTCCCACATTGATTGTGCGAATGCTTCGTCATAAGGGAATGTCCAAGTCCACACGTCAGGGTCGTACGTGCCATCTCGGTTGATGAACACAAGAGAACACGCATCGATCTCAGTGCCACCCTTGTTCAAGCCCCATGCGTAAATCTGCGCCTGCGCAAAGTATCGCTTGAGGGTGTAGGTTGACTCAGCGGCAACCTTAGTGTCCCTGGCCTCGCCTAGCACAACGGACTGCAACTGGCGTGACTTCTCACGCTTCGATGTCTTCCAGTCAACAAGGTGCTTGCCCTCAACTAGGGCCAGGTCTGGCTTTGACTTGATTGTACCGTAGCCGTCAAGTTCGCCCAGTACGATTGTCTGCTCAACACGAGCAGATGCAAACTCTGGAAACTCATCAAGGTCGACTGTCTCGATACGCGCCTCTAGGAACTCATGGATTGCAGTTCCTACCTTAGCGCCCATCCAGTATTTAAACTCGCCTGACGGCAGGCCTAGCAACTTCTTGGCTAAGTGGAACTCGCATGGGTCAGAGAAGTCTGATGCTCCTACTTTGCGTTGCGAGTCTCTTGCGGACTTTTGCTTGAAAAGCCCAAGCGCCATGTCCCTGATTCGTGAATCCGGAATCATTTTCTCTCCTTTAAATGTGTATTAGAACAGTGTATCTGGTTTTCTGGAAAAGTCAATACCGCCCCACACTCCATACTGCTCCTCGTTTGCAACAGCAAAGTCGTAGCACTGCTTTAGTATTGGGCAACCATAGCACAAGGCTTCGCAGTCGTCCTCGGTGAGGGCTGAGCGCCCAGGTCCGTTGCCACTGCGAGCCTCAAAACCCAGACCGTCATAGTCGGTATAAAAGTATGGGTTATACAGGCATGGGTAGTATGGTTCTTTCTCGATTGCCGAGAACAACGCTCGCCACTTCCCCATAGCCTCCGGCTTTATGCCGAAGTGCAATGGGTCGGTAGTCATAATGGTTCCGTCTCCGGCCATTACTCGGCTTCCTTTGCAAACGCTAGACGCGTAATCTCTTCAGAAGCCAGTAGAACAGCAATAGGGGCACTGGCGGTAATAATAACACCCATCCAAACTCGGTAGTCAGAAGAAGTCCCATCCCAGTAAGCAAGAGTGTGGCTTGCATTAGCCACAACAGAAATGATCGCAAACCCCGATAGTCCAAGTGTCGTCCTCCAAGTAGATTCACCGCGAGCCTTGAACACAATCAGCGAGACTGTATAGGCCAAGATTGCAGCGTCGATGAATAGTGCCGGTAGCCATTGGATAACCTTTGGGATTCCAGTCCACTCTGAGACAGAGTAGATACCACTGAATGATACAGCGAATGATGAGACCATTAGTATGCCCACCAGCACAACAGCGAGTAGCAGAACCGGTATAGAGTCTGGGTTGATTCGAGCCTTCTTTACAGCAGGCTTTTCTTCCTTTACGATAATCTCTTCTAGCATCTCTTCCTCTGTGAACTGGTGCTTAATTGGGTTGTAGATAGGTTCAAACCCGACCACTTCATTCCTCATTCCTCAAAATTCCTAACAGTTTATTCACCATCTCTGGCTCCCACAGTGTGCCTTTGTTGTATTGCTCAATCATTGCAATCGCCTTTTCAACGCCTTGCTTGCGCTTTTCGTTCTCGATGTGCTGTGCATACTCTAGAGGCGAGAACAGCGGTGGGCTCATCCTATTCTCGACCACCCAACTATTGTAGTCCTGAATAAGACTAATGTCAATGGTTGTCGAGAATTCAATCATCTCGCCAGTTCGTGGGTCTACAATTTCGTAATCGCTCACTTGTGGTTCTCTCCTAGTAGGAATGAGTGGAGCGACTTAATCTTGTCGATGCGGAAGCCGGACCAAATCTTGATGTCAGTCTCGACGATAGGGGCTTGTAGCAAACCCTTAGCCTTAAACTCTTCCAACTTGTCTGGGTGCTCTGTTAGGTCGTATGACTCATACTTGATTCCGAGTCGATCGAGTTCCTTCTTTGTCATCATACACTGCACACAACTTGGGGTGCTCCACACCTTGATGTCCATATTATTCCTCTACTTGTCCGTATGTGAAAATTTGCTTGTGTAGTTCTCGGTGCAACTTGTCCAACTCTTTGCAGGCTTTCCATTGCCCAGCCTCTGTATAAGCAGACTCGGCCGCTTTCATCGAGGTGAAGAGCATTTCAACCTGTTGCCTTGTTAGTTCAATCTCAACCATTGGCCTGCTTCATCTCCTCTAGCAATTCGTCATACGCAATCAATACCTGCACCTCAACTAGTAGTGCTAGTTCTGCTTTAGTCAAAATAAAGTTCCAATTCCATATCTTGCCACGCGTCAAAATCTGCGTCACACCTGCAACCGTGGCTTATGCCACACTCGTCGCAACCGTGGTTCTCACAGTTGCACTCATCTGCGCAATCGTCTGCCTCACAGCAGTCCGGGGCCCAGACATCCTTAGGTTCTAGTAGCATTGTCCTCCTTGTGGCAATCGCAATCGCAGATGTAATTTGGTATCTCTAGTATGCACTGTTTGTGGTGACTTGTCAAGCACCAACCCAGCCTAGCCAACTTGTTTTCTCAGGCTTTCGTTCATCCTCAGTTGGTCTTTGACAAGTCGTGATAACTGACCCTCGTCGTAAGTATCCTCAGCGATAATCTCATAACTAATCACCGAGCGTTTCTGCCCACGACGATCGAGGCGACCAGCGGCCTGCTCATTGAGTAGACGGTTGTCGTCCTTAGACAGCCACACAACCACGCTAGCGGCTTCCTGTAGCCCATCTGTTCCCTCACCGATTGCTGAGATTACAGCCACGATGAACTGAATCTTGCCGGCAATGAAGTCCGTCAGAGCCTGGTCACGCACTGGCTGAGAAGCCTTGCCCGACCACTCGAAAGCGTTGAAGCCTAGGCGTTGCAGTCGCTTAGTCACAACCTCAGCGAACTTCTGGCTATGGGTTAGGATAAGCATCTGCTCGCCTTGTGGGTGGTCTCCGATTATTTGGAGGAGTTCCTCATACTTGGATGATTTACAATCCTCGCCAAACGTAACTTCTCCCTGCTCATTGATTTCAGGCACTCCGAGCGTAATTTGTCTAAGACGAATACGCACAGCAACAGGAACTTCAACGACAAGCGGGTTCTCACCAAGCCAAACGAATAATTCTTTCTCAAGTTTCTTATAAATCCTTTTCTGCTCTGAGGCTAGTTCCACTGTCCGGACTTCCGTCTGGACTGGTGGTAGTTCATTGTCAATGCCCTCTGGGTGAAACTCACAGCACTTCTCACGCTTGAGGTGGCGGATGTAGCAGGGGATTGACTCGATGATTGCGCCGGGGTTTACCTCACCAGTAATAATCTTCCCGGCAAAGAAGTCAACCTCAGTTGAACAATACTTGTCAACCCAGTTCCAATACGAGCGACCGGCGACATCTGGGTAAATCCATTTCAGGATGGCCCAGATGCCATCGATCTTGTTCCCTGCCACTGTGCCTGACATTCCGATACGGCGCTTAGCCTTTAGGGTCGTCAGCATAATGGCAGTCTTGCTCTTGCGGTTAGACGCTCGGTGAACCTCATCAAATACCGCTAGGTCAGGCGTGATGCCTTTCCAGTGGAACTTGCGGAAATACTCTGGGCTGACCATAAACCAGCCCTTAGCCCCAGCCTCTAACGCTTTGAACGCTTGCTGTCCTGCGACAGTAGAGTTCACATAGAACACCTCAGCGCCGGGAATCTGACGCTTGATAGTCTTCTCCCACGCTCGCTTGTGCGTTCCCTTTGGCGCAATGACAAGATTAGTCCTAGTGGCAAGACGCTTACCAACCTCAATGGCAATAAGCGTCTTACCTCCACCTACCTGCGTTGCTACAATGCCTGAGCCGTCATTGGTAATAAGTTGTTCAATGTCTCGTTCCTGATAGTTATAAGGAACAAGGGGTGCTTCACTGGTCAAGATACTGTCTCCAATAGTTTTCGTGCTGTGCTTTGTAGTTTGGCATATCGCTTCTTGTTTTTGTGCTGTCACCATCTTTGTCTAGCATGGCAACGATAACAACAATAAAAGGAGTGATTAGTGCTAGGAAGAACGCAAGCCAGATAATGCTAGATGCTTGCAAGAACGTCTGTTACTGCGTCGTTCTGATACAACTGTCCGACTACGAATGCGTCACCGCTTACGTGTTCAAACTCGCCGGCTTCATCAATAGAAACAACCGCCTCACCGGAAACTCGGGCAAAGCCGAAGTTCTGTAGCACGACTCGGTAAGTGCCGTCGTCTTGCCTCGCGATAGTCCATCCCGCTGATGTCGAACGCGTTACTAGTTCGCTTGTCTCTGCGAGGATGTCTTGAACAGTCTTGTAGTTGCTCGTGCCGATAGTCTTGCCTAACTGGGTGCGTGGCACTCCAGCCTCAGCGGCCAAGCGTAGCGCAATGTCACGCTTACGCTTGATAACCGCCAACTGCTCGTTCAACTGCTTCTTGAGTTCGGCCTCCAGCGTTGCCTTGGCTAGCACATACGCTGAATGCTCCTCTACGAGGGTCTCAAGGGCTTGTCTAGCGTGTGGTGTTAGTCGAGTCATTGACTACCTCACTTTCTCCTGCCGAGATTACGTCGTGGACTACGCCATCGATCAATCGGCCAATGGTTAGCGAGGTTAGGTCTGCGGTTAGCAACTCTAGTTCTCGTGGGTCTACCGGCTTCTCAACAACAACCTCAACCACCTGAGTGTATGCGTCTAGCGGATACCACTTGTAGTCTGAGATGTTTGGCGTATCTGATAGGAAACGCTTTTCGCTGCGTAGGCTGTCGACAACGTTAGAGATTTCACTAACGTCACCTGTAATAATGTATTCGAGTTTCATATTCCTCCTTAGGAATGTTAGGGATTTATTGTATCACTATTTGTCGCACTTTGAACAATTGCAGGAGTGTTTCCCGTCCTTGTCCATAGACTTCTTTTCCTCCACAGTTCGAGGGCAGTCCTTATACCAAGAGTCTTCGTCGTCGTCCCACTCACACACGCACTCACGCCCCTTTGAGACGTAATCCTCGTGCGAATCTGGGATGTCCCACTCGGACTTGTGGCTAACCTCGCCGTTGTGGTAGGTGAGGATGCCACCCCAGCCCTGCTCCTCTTCGTATTCAACGTTGAAGATTAGGTTTGGGAACATCTTTGCCATAGCGTCGAACACTGGCATTGGTGGCGACCATGCAGTGTTGAAGTTGATAAGCACATAGTCGCTAAGGCCACGCTCCACAACTTCTTCACAAGCGTTCCACTTGGTGTCCCAGTTCTCGTTGTTCCACTTATACCAGTTGAACTCAGGGTCTCCGCTAAACACGCCACCACTGTAACCGGCGACGCTGTGGTATTGCTCCACCTTGTCCTCTGGCGGGGTGACGAACGAGTGGAAGTTGAACTGCCTCGGTTCATTTGGGGTGAACGGTGACGGCTTGCTAGCGTGTTCTAGGAACGCTGTTACCTCTGCGTCGCTACCTCGAACAGAAATTGAATTGAATACCCAGTTAGGCATTGTCGGTCTCCTTTGTCTTTACTTCCTCAACGTCGAAATACCATTCGGCGTGTATTTCGTAATCCTCAAAATCGTCGGCTATCCAGTCTTGAACCTGCTTGTAAGCCTCGTCCTTGTTGGTGGCCTCAACCTCCACCTTATACCAGTGTCGGCGTGTTGCGTAAATTGCATACTTAGTCATTGTTGCGCTCCTTCTTCTTGAAAGCAATGTCAACGCTGTAAAACTCTGCTACAAGTTCTAGGGCGTTGCCCCAAAACTCAATCTCAATGGCGGTGTCCTTGTGCATTTGCACTAGGTCGTCAGCCAGTCTACTGGCAATCTTCTCTAGTCTTGGGTTCATCCTATATCTCCTCTTCATCAATGCTCATCCGAGCGTCTAGGTCAAATAGTCTTAGGTTGTCGTGTCCCACAAATCGATCGATAACAAACCACTGACGCTGTGAGAGCGTGTCCTCGTGGCCATGCAGTTGCTCTAGGTACTCCTCTAGCAGTGCGCCCTCTAGTTTGTATACGGCCTTGAAAGTTACGGTAATTTGCTTAGTCAAAAATCACGCTCAGGCTTTCTCCGCCACAACTAGGGCAGATGTCGGTGTTGCTTGTCGGGTCTGGCTCACTCCAGCCACATTCTCTACAAATCATTTTTCTCCAGATAATCCAATCTTGTTGCCAGTCGGCTCACTTTGCGGAGTGACTGGTTGATACTAGTGTATATCTCTCGCTTGGCTTTGTCAAGCCAATCTGGGTCTGATGCAAAGAAAGTTCCAGCAACCGCGTCCCCGAGGACTGGCATCTCCATCAAATCTAGTTCTTCACATAGCGCGGTGATAATGTCTTCGCGCATCTCTTCTTGACTGTTATACAAGCGACAATGCCTCATTCGCCATATACATCTCATCTAGTGGAACGGCAATCTTCTTGGCAATCGCCTCAATCTGTGCCACCTTCCTGTCGAGGGCCTGCCCCTTGTCTTCACGCTTGTTGTAGGTGTTGAGGTCGGCAATCGCTGATAGAACTGCTGAGCGGTCGAACAGAGCCTCCTCGGCCAGCATAATCTCCTCTAGGGTTAGATAGACGGCGTAGGTCGGCTGGTTAGGCTTGAGAGCCTCTTTGATAACGGTTTTGTCAATCATTTAGATACCTTCTTCTCTCATGATGTTGATGTAACTGTTTAGGTCGTCGTCGGTTAGGTAGTGGTTCTGGATGATGTCCTCTGCCAGCCACTCCCACTGTGCCTCGGTGAGTGTGCCGTCATAGGCTTGTTCGAGTTCCTCTTTCTCGATAAGCATATAAGCAACCGTCCGGTCGCCATCCTTAGCGAGGTATTTGTTCAGGATAAAAATTAGTTCACTGAGTAGCATTATTCTCTTTCATTTTGTTTTCAAAGTCAACTGCTTGACTGTAACTTAGGTTCTTGAGTTGGTCTTCAGCGATGAAGAAGAACTCCTTGTAAATAGGCTGGTAAAGTTCCCCTGCGATAGCGTCTGCCACCTTGCGACTCTTACAGGTCATAACTAACCGGCCGGTCTGGTCGTAGAACGCAATCGATCGAAGTCGAGGGTTGCTAGCCATTGATGATTTCCTTTACGGCCTGCTTCATAGTGTCGTTACCATCGTCACCGAGGAACTCGTTATTGTCGTAGTAGTAGGCGATATCCGACCACTGCTTGTCGGTCAGTGCCTCGTTTGTGAACTCCTCAGCGTCCTCCTTGAGCCAAATCTGGTTGATACCTAGGATTGTCTCGGGTGGCATTGTGGACAGGAATGCGATAACTTCTCGGACTGTTCTTGACATTATTTACTCCTTTTTGTGATTGTTTGTGTAGTTTGGGGACGGATTCCGACACGCCCGAAATGCATTCAATATGTTATTTGCATTGAATATGTTAGGGGTTACATTGGTGAATCTCATAAAATGTCTTCGTAGAATATACTATAATCTACTAACAAAAAATGCTATGTAATGGTCGGGGGATGTTGCGGAGGGGGTGATTTCGCATTCAATATGTTCAGGATTGAAACATATTAGATGCAAAATGGGCCAAATTTGAAAGTGTTCTATGTCTCTATATTATTTATTATTATATTATTTGTCTATGTAGTGAGGACTGGGGAGCGAGCGTGAAGTCTACACAACGCACTCGGGCGTGTCGTGGGTTGAATATGTTATCAATTAGTCCCAGTAAGAACGACGGCTAAAACGAGAGCCGATAGTCTGGGACCGATTGAACTGATACTCATCCTCAGAAGCCGGAGTGACCTCCTCAGGGTCTTGGGTGTAACACATATTCTTGTCCGACCAGTAACGGTTGTAACGAGCCGTCTCGTAGTCCTCGTGAAGAGTGTCATAAGTTCCCATATAAGTGCCGTCGAAGTCATAGTAGAAACCCTCGTGAAGCACAAAGCCCTCTAAGTAATCCTCGAAGCCCTCGTCATACTCCTCCCACAAGCCACTGTATGGGTCGTCATAGCCCCAAGCAGTGCTTTGCTGGGTGAACTTGCCACCGGCAGTCGCAGAGCGGTAAGAGGCGTAAGAGGATGCTGACAACTTCTGCTCGAACTCAGGGTCAAGGTCAGGCAAAGTAGACATCTCATCAATGCGACCATCGCGAACAGCAAGCAGTGTGCGCTCCTTCACGTCCATAATGAAGTTATACTTGAGGCCAACAGAATCCAAGGCATTAGTCAGGATAGACTCGGTAGAGGCAAACACGAACGAGCCGTCAGCCAACTGAGCAACAGTCAAAGGACTGTGGCTGATACGAGCAACATTGAGAACACCCTTGTTAGACTCGTCAAGCCAAGCAACAGCCGCATCGCCGTCAAGCATAGAGAACTTGTCAGTAGAAGAGAACTGCTGAAGAATAGCAGGAATAACAGCAGTATCAACATCTGGCAACTGCTTAGACTTAGACAAATGCGCACGAACAAGGTCGTGGTTATAAATGACACCATTGTGAACAAGGCTAATAGACGAATCAGGCGACTGAACCGGGTGATTGTTACGGTTATCACGAATAGAGCCATGCGTTGCAAGGCGAGTGTGCAAAATGACACTAGAAGCCTGCTTAGGCATAGACTTGAGAGTTAGGTTGCTACCAGAAACATCCTGCTTATAGAAGCCAGAACCCTGAGCATACTGGAAAGCATAACCAGAAGCCTGATTGCCACGCTTCTCCAGTCCGGTAAGCAAAGCGTGAGCGAGTTTACGAGCATTTACTTTAGAGCCTGTCGAGAGGCTGAATCCACCGATTCCACACATAATATCTAATCCATTCCGACCCATCCGGGTCAATTGCGTTTTCCAACTACTTATAGTTTACGGGAAAACATCCGTCGTGTCAACAACATTCGCAAACTTTTTTGAGAATTTTTCCCCCTTGAGGGATTTTCTTGACATCTGTATATAGTCTAATGGTTGCCGGCTTGGTTGTCAAATCGAAAACGCAAAAAATCCGGGCAAATTCAAAAAAGGTCGCATCCTTATAAGGGTCGGGGTGGGTTCTAAAATTTAGAAATAGTGAGTGGGCGAGTAAAGAGTTATTGAAATGAGATATAGAAATGAAATATTGAACCGCGGCGGTCAGCCCGTCGTGGGATCACGAGAGACACGGGCTTCCCGCGCGGGGGGTTTGGCTCAGATATAGGAGATGATAAATGACAACAAGTCACTAAATATATTATTCGGAATGTTATTCGTAATCTTAACGCTGCTATGCGTAGTAGCGCCGATAATGCATTCAATAGAATGCGGTTCAAAATTATATTGTTAGGAAAAGAATGTCCAACTTAGTTGAATTCAGAGCATCAGCTGTCAAGGCGATGGCGAAGTACGAAGAGATCTGGAACAGCAGATTCAACGAAAACGGCGAGCGCCGTCAGATGACAAACGAAGAGTTCAAAGAGATCTTCAGCATTCTACCAGGTTACAAGCTAAACGATGGAGTGTTCTACAGCGTTCGACACATTATCACCGGATGGACTCCAGAGACATTGGCTGAACCGTCAGAGAATATCGCAGAGCTTGTTGAGTATCTCAAAAACAACCGGATCAAAGCTACTGTTTGGTTCGCAACTATGAAAGCAGCAGCAGACAAGATCGGACTCATTTACAATGTAAACGTTCGCAACGGTAACATTATCTTCAGTCAAGATGAGACATCGATGATTGCAGGCAGCGAGCTTCTAGAAGACATAAACTTCTATTACATGCTAAAGCAGCTGAGCGTTATTGAGATTACTCGCGAGAACCTAATTCGTGGTATTTCAACATACAACGACTGGCTAGCGTCATACAGCCGTCAGCTTCGCAATAACTCAATTCCAGAAGCCAAAAACACTGGAATCGAGAAGGTGTTTGAGCAGGCACCAAAGCCAGAAGCTGAGTTGATCCTAGCTCAGCTTGACGAAGCAATCAAGTTGCTACCAAGCAACGGTCTAACAGCCAGAACTTGGGGCTTCGAGATTGAGGTTCCAGACGCCAAGAACGTTACACCAAGATTCAATTCAGGAATCGAAAAGGGCGAAGACGGAAGTCTTCGTAGCTACGAGGGTAACGACGAATGCGAGTGCGGATGTTCAGACTGTGTATTTCACAGCTGCGACTGTGACAACTGCACAGACTACAACGACGACCCAAGCCACTGTGGAGACAGTGACTGCCAGACAGCAGACATGGCAGAGTTCCGAACCGTTGGTGGAGTCCAGCGAGCACACCACAACGGAATGTATCAGCTATGCAAGGAACTGAACGAGAACAATGCAGAGATGAATGACACTGCAGGTACTCACATTCACGTATATGCTCAGGACTTGACAACCCACCAGGTTGGTCAAGTAATGGCAATCTACAAGTACATTGAAGGTATTGTTAGCCCGATTGCTGGACGTTACAACGTGAACTACGCAGGTAAGGTACGTACTGACCACGTAGCAGCAGCGTTGAAGCGTAAAGATCCAAAGCTAAACAACGTCAAGCAGGTTGCAGTGAACGTAATGCACTTGCTAGGCGGACGCGGAACAATCGAGTTCCGACAGATGGACTGTAACTTGAACGCAAACAAGATTACATTCTGGGCTTGGCTAGTTCGTGGACTTGTCGAGACTGCAAAGCGTGGAGCATCGCTCAAAGACTTCAAAAAGGTCCAGGACTTGAACGACGTTATTGATGTTCTCGGTAAGTTTGAGTTCTTCATCCAGAACGAGAACCCAGGAGATGTAATCTTCGGAAGCAAGTCAGACCAGATGTTGGTCAAGACCCAGATGCACAAGCGTATCGACTAGTGGCATAGAACGGAGTGGGTGCTTCGCACCCCTCCGCTCGCCCCTGCGGGGCTCGTTTATAAAAGAAAGAAAAACATGGAAATCAAGTTCGTTACAGAAGAAGAGATTGCTGAGAAGCGTGGGCGCAAAGAAAGGTACCCATGGAGCGAGTTCATCGAGGAGTTGTACAAGCACCCAGGCAAGTGGGCGGAGTTCCCAGTCAAGGTGGTCAATTCAGGTTCTGCATACCGTATCACAACGAAGTATAAGGATGTAGAGGTACAAGTAACAGGAGGCAACAACCTACCAGTAGAAGACGCAAACAAGCAGTTGTGGACAGTATATGTCCGTTATACCCCAACAGAAGAGGAGACGTTCTAATGGCATACGTAACAGCAGATGGCAACTACGGCTCGGATGAGGTTGTAGAGTTTGAGTACGAGGAGCTAACAGACGCACAGTGGGAAACAGTCTCTGTGCTACCAGACAGGGACAAGTTCCCATACGTCATCTCTGTGCTCAACGGAGAAGATACGTCAGACTGGGAGCTGTAAAACCCCCGGGTTTCTAAAGTCTCTAATAGTCCTAACAGGATGCGCATATAACGGCGTATCCGCCCCAGAAAACCAGTGGCTGATGATGGGGCGCTGCCCCTTCACTTTGTGAAGGAGGGGCAGCTAGCCCCTAGGAAAGGTAACTACAATGGATGAGCTGTTCGCCAGTAACGAGATGACAGACGAGGAAGCAGCATACGAGTCGTATCCATACAAGGACTACAACGGGTGGAATCTAGACATCGGCTCTCTTGTGCAGTTCGCAGGAGATGACCGGACATACGGTCAGATGTTTAGGATCGTAGTGTTTACGCTAGATGCTAAGAAGGCTCTAGTCGTAGCAGGAGAGAAAAAGTATTGGGTAACACTAAGTTCACTAAGGTGGGTCCGTTAATGATTCAGGCAATCAGTTGGTTAATCATCATTGGGTTAGCAGTTGTTGTATACGGCGCAATGAACGCACTATACATTGACTCGCTCAAGACGCAAGTTCGAGAGTTAGAAGAAAAGTCCCCGGGTTTTTAGAAAACCTAAAAGTCCTACAAGGCCTAGAGAATGGGAGCCAATCAGACCAAGAGAAGCTGTGGTACAGATAGGAATAATAACAAGAAGCGAT